GTAAACGCCGTCTCATTTTTGAAACTGCGGAGCGCCGTCCAAAACGTCTCATCAACTTCCCTGGATCCTGGTGGTCCGGTAATGCGCCGCATCCGAACATCATATTGACCGGGTGCAGTATTCCAGGACTCATTCACGCGCACAGCGGCTAACGTATTCCGATGCGTCCGAAACAATTCAGCATAGGCAATCGCGAGATATTTTGATCCGTTCCAATACGCCACCGTTACCACCTTTGACAAATCTTCTGAAGAAAGCGTGGCATTTTCAAATGTACGAAAACTGAGTGTACTTTCCACCCATGTCTGTCCGTTGAGCACAATCGCCTCTTGTATCGCCGCGCCCGTATTGTCGTATCCTGTGATTGTGACTGTACGCACATCATCAATCGCGCTGGATTGCACAAACACTGTCCGGCTATCTGGTAATCGATTGATCACGCCGGTACGCCGAAACCACGTCTCCCCCACCTTGGCTTCAATTTGTACGTCAACCGTCTGCTTCTTCCGATCGCCGTCTTTCTGCACTTTTTGCAACCCACGCGGAAACGTCCAATCTATCGAAATGCGGGTGGTGTCCGGTTCGGTCGTCCGCGTTTGCCATCCGGCAGCCTGCGTCAATTCGATGGAAAGCGTTTCCTCAATGACGGTCCGCGTGTAGAGCGTATTGGGTGGATCGGTCGATTTTCCTTCAAAAATTTCAACTTCTACATCTTCTAATTCGTCGATCTGCGTTTGGCCTAATTTAATGCCACTTCTCGGAATCGTACATGGTCCCTCCCCGATTGACACATACCCCCGTAAATACTGATCGTCTCCGACGATCTCTGTAAATTGCGTGGGAAACTTCCCCGGAAATTTCGGGAACATCTTCACACGGCCTACGCCCTTGGGGATGGGTTGATACGCGGCGGTTTGATTGCCAATGCCGGTCAACGAATGACGCTGCTCGTCCTGTGGCCCTCTCCCATCTCCGATTTTAGGACGAAGGAGATAGGTCACAGCTACGGTAATGGCCGTCAATGCAACCGAGACAATGAGCGGGATCAGAATCGCGGACAATTCTATTCCTGTTTCCGGGATACTACACACCAACACCAAATCCGTTTCTTCAATGATCCAATGCAGGTACTCTTCCGGCTGGATTAATTGCCCATTAATATCAATCTGATGATTGGGGAACCGTTCGGCGAGATGCGCGGAAAGTTCTGCGACCGATATCCCGGCCTCGATTTCTTCAAGAATCGGCTTGAGTTGAAAGGGATGGGTTTTAAGGTGTATAAACATTGGTTGCCCGATAACACTCCACAATCCGTTGGTGCCATTTCACCCCGGTATACGATTCAGGGAAGCTGCCAGACGCTTTAGAGATATGCAAAAATAGCCCCTTTTTGATCACTGGCCCAATATGATTCACACGCCCCCCAACACGGAACAACATGGCGTCAAAGGGTTGCGCCTCGGCAATGGGAATGCGCTGCCAGTGTTCGCACTCCCGTTGTGCTTGAATAAAACTCGGCACATCTCCCTCTAAATCCGTGTTCTCATACCCCTGTGAAAATTCGGGAAGAAGAATCCCTGTCCCGGCGACAATCACGCTGCGCGTCAATCCCCAACAATCATACACGGTTGGCCCTCTCCCCCCGGTTGCATAGGGCAACCCGATCCACTCGTTCCAATCAAAACCCGCCTGGATGCGTACTGGGTAAATATGTGCCACCGGGAAACCCTTCACCGACTAAATTGTGCATCGCAATATCTAATTGTATGGTTTGAAAATCGTGCGAATAAGAAAACACTTTATATCCTGGTCCTGTTGACATTTCGACGGTATCGGGATCTGCTGCGCGAATCAATTCCACGACAATATCGGGTCTGGGAATATTAATCGATCGTAAAAGCGCTAATGTTGAAAGGTCAGTATTGTCCAACGCAACTGTCCACCGGCGAAACTCCCCCTCAGCTTGCGCGGGGGGCACCGGTCGAAACTCTGCCTCGGCGTATTGGTTACCCCGGCTGATAATAGGCGTTCGCCGTTTCGCTAATCGAATGGTTGTTGGCCAATCTGGATGACTGATCGTGAGCAACAAGATCCATTCCTCCGTCGTCGAATTCGCCAACAAGGACGGGATGGCATTGGGTGAGAGTTCCCGAAGCATTTACGAAATAATTTCCAAAGTAAATTGCGCGGTAAATAAACGCCCGGAGGCTTTCCCGAACCGAATCCCCCCACGAAAGCGAAACATCACATTTTCGCCGGTACGTGGGTCAAATTCTTCAAAGGGCTGTGACCCTTTCGACAATCCCACCTTGTAAAATGTTTTCAAGGTCTCAATCTGATCAGAGGTCACAAATTGCGTGAATTCTCGCGTTTCATTCGGATCATCAGGTTTCGGCCTGGTTTTGCCCGGCCCGGAATCGGTTTGGGTGCGATAACTCCCATCTGGCACGGTCTCGCCGTAATTTTCCGTGAGCGCTAATTTCGGTAAGGTGGCTGGCCACGCCATTTAATTCCGCCTCCCGGCTCGTGGCAATCCAAATTGATTGGATATCGTGCGCCCGATACTCCCACGTTGCACCGACGCATTGACCTTTTTTTCAATCAACACTTCCAGCGTACGCCCATCAAACCCTTCCCGCTCGTGCGCGGACACCTCCACCCCGGCATTATTGATAATGGTGACGCTCATACGCGGAGCGTGCCGTTGCTGCTGAGCTGGTGTTTCAACCGTCACCCGTTCGCCCCGCGTGGCCCAAAAATTCACTGGGGTCTTATCGGTGCCACTCGGACCGCCCACGATAAAGCTTCCACCTGTCGCAAAGCCTAATTGTGGAAAAAATTGATTGTTGGCCGTACGCGGTCCCGCTATCGCCCCGGTTCCCGCTGTGGTGCCACCAAACAAACCACCTAACCCGCCGCCGATGGCTTGTGTCAATCCCTGGACAATCATCATAGAAATCAATTGTGAGGTAATTTGTTGCAGGATATCGGGGATGGTTTGCAGCGCGGTCCTCCATGAGAGCGTCCCTTTTTCCATCTCCGAGAAAATATTATTGATCGTCGATCCGATGCCCTGTTGAATATTCGAGACGAAATTTCGTGCGAGGGTTTGCCCTAACCCGAACACGCCTCGCGTATCAGCGGCCAATTGTCGAAAGGCCTCTTGCCATCCCTCTAAGAATCCCTGTTGCGTGGTTGCGGTTTCCGCCCGGAGTTGGGCATCTTGCAAAAGGAATTGCCGGTTAAACTCTTCTGTACTAATCATCCCGACTCGATGCAATTCATCCAAGAGGGCGAGTTCCTTTTCGATGAGTTCAATCCGGCGTAACCGATTCGTTTCAGGAAGTTGGTTCGGCAATAGCTGTCCGCGCTCAACCTCTTTCTGCGCGTCCCTCACCGCTCGCTGAAATGGTTCAAGCTGGCGTTGAATGTCCGCCGTGGCCCCCGCCACAATACCCCGCCCGAGTGCAGCTTGATCGATAGCGCGGCCTTCGGCAATGATCGCGGCCTTTCTCGCTTCAAGAAATTCCAATTCCTTGACGTGTAATTCTCCTAAGACTTCCTGCCGTTCCCGAAGGAGCACCATTTCCGCATTCAGTACCGTAATTTGTCTTCCGCGTAGTAACGATGCATCCCGTAGCGGATCAAGGCTTTCAAGTTCTAGCTGGAATCGTTCCTCCGCTAACCGGGTTTCGGCATCCAACAATTTTAATTTTTGTTGCTGGGTCGCTGTAGCAATCGCCTCGTTGCCTCGCCCGACTTGCTCTAATTCGTGCAATTCTTTTTCTTTAGCAATCCGCTCATTCTGGATCGCGTTCAAATCGGCTTGCTTTTGAATTTCGGCGGTAATGGCTACGGTTGGATCAACATCGCGCTTTTCCTTCACGGCAGCTTCAATCTCTTTTTGAATTGTCGCGGCTGCTTGTAACAGGGCAATTTCTTCTTTCAAAATATGAATACGCCCGGTTTCAATTTCGAGCCGTTCCTCCTCGGTTTCGATCAGCGCAATCCGCGCCTGCCGCTGCTTAATGAGTGCGTCCAGTTCCGCCGTTCTCGAACGTTCCTTCACTACGGTTTCTTCTAGCTGGAATGGTGCATCCTTCGAACCGTCCGGCTTGTTCTCTGAAAAATCGACCGGCTTTCCGCCTGTCGCCTCCGGGAACAACAAGGATTGCCTCCGATTGGCTTCCTCCCGTATCTCCTTGTCAATTTCCTCAAATTCCTTGAGGATTGCCCGATAATTTGACGGATCGGCTACCAATGAAGTCACCAGGGCCACCGAAGCCGCCATGTCCTTGAGTGCCGTATTGAGCGAAAGAATCAGCGACACCACCCCGCGCAACGGGTTAAATTGCCCGGTCATGGCCGCAATCCGTGACGTAAAGCTATCAATGTCCAGCGCCACCAACGCCGTCAACGCTTTCACGACATCCGTTAAGACCGGCAACAATGGCCCCACACCTCGAAGCAATAACCCTTGAAATGCCGTCTCTAGGCTTGTCAACGAATCGTTGAATTTTTCCGCTGCCTGCGCCTGTTCGGTTGTAATTTTGCGATGCTCGTGGAGTGCCTTGATTTGTTTTTCTAAAGATTTAGATCCCTGATTGATCAGTGGGAGCAAGTCGGCCCCTGACCGGCCCATGAGTTTTTGTGCCACGGCTGCACGTTCTGACGCTGTGGGGATTTTGGCTAACACGTCCACAATTCTTAAAAACGATTGTTCCGGTTGATGGAGCAATTGCCCGGACTCTGCCGCGCTAATCCCGAACCGTAAAAGCTCGTCCTTCGCCTCCCCTGTCCCGTTTTTCGCATCGAGTAAATTTTTATTGAGTGTGCGAATGCCTACGGATAATTTTTCTGAACTAATCCCGGCTAAGTCTCCGGCCTGCGTCAATCCATTCAGAAATTCAACGGACTGCCCGGTTTTTTGATTCATTTTCGAAAGTTCATCTCCAAGGTTCACGACTTGCTTGGCATACCGGGCAATAGCCCCGGTTGCAAAGATCCCGACCAGGAACCGGCTTAAATTTCTCGCATCATTTCCTAATGTGCGAAAATCCCCGCGTACCTTGCGGAGCTCTCCGACAAATTGCGTACTTTGAAGCTTGAGCAATGCGACTATTTCAGGATTAGCCATTTATGATTTTCTCCGACATTTCGGAATACAGACTTGATCGGCTAGATGTTGCTCGGTGAAATCCTTAAAAAACCCTTGATAAAATTTCAGGCATCTCGGCACCTGTTCCCCGTTGCAGGCATGACCCAACACGTACACCGGCTTCCCTTGTGGACTCGAAAAGCTTGAGACATTTTCCACGCCTAACGCTCTCATCACCACTTCCTCAAATTGCATCGTGCGACTTGCCACGACTAAAGACGGCTCTAAATCTACGAATTTCCGGCCAAGGACTGCGGCACGATGAGCGGGGTTGCCTCTGGTGAGGATGGCAATGATTCGCTCGTATTCGTCCCGCTTGCTGAGTCGGCTTCCGTCGCCGTCGGCTTCTGTTGGAACATGACCCGGATCACCTTCAGGACGCGGTTGAAAAACGAGGAATCCAGGTTGCAGACGAAAAAATCTTCGACAATCTCCATCAGGTCTAAATGAGAAAGATTGTTCATAAACGTTTCGGCACGCTCGACCTTGCCGGGTGTCTCTAAATTTTTGATATGGTCTTCCTGGGTCATGCCTGACGGCACCAACACAATCTCTAGGACTTCTCCAATCCGGGCACCTAACAGTTTTAACACCGCGTCCGCGTCCATGTTGTCAATGGCTACCCCATCGACATAGGGCAACAAGCGCAAGGTTTGTCCTAACGCAAGAGCATCCTGGTAATACTGTTGCCCTTTAATCTCATACCAACCAATTTTCTCTGTGACCTGTCCAAGCTTTTTGACCACTTTCGGCATGTTGGAAGACCTTTCTTTGTGGGTGAAAAATGTTAAAATTCGTCTAATCGCACATCAAAAAAAATTACGCTGGCGGAACCTTAATGATGAGCATCGCGTATTCATGAAATTTCCGCCCATTATCAAACGCCTGCCCGTATTCAATTAATCGTGACTCTCCACCGGTTCCGCCCTTGACTTGAATCACCGAAAACTTTCCGGCCACTTGCCCCCATTGGATATAGGACCCCGAAACATCCTCGTCCGCATCGTTATAGGCTTTCGGTGTGAGGCTCCCTAGTGCCGTTGCGCCTCTTGGGAATCGACCGTCCCAACCAATCGGGATGGTGATAATTTCACCGGGATATTTTAAAATGACCGGCAACGATTGCAAACGCGGATTCCTCACCTCAAGGGTCATAAATTTTTCGCGAACCTCACCAGTATTAAAAATAGCCCGATGCTTAATGGTGTATATTTTTTCAACCACGGCATTATGAATAAGCCCCCAAGACACCAACCCATCTACCCCGAAATCTAGTAAATGTTCACCTGTCACATCAGTCGGTGGAGGATCAAAAATCGTAATAACCACGGAATCTAATTGCGTCGCGCCTACCGGCAGAATGGTTTTTTTATTCCAATCAATCGCCACATCATACAGATCTTTGGGATACATCCAGAAATCCGGCATTACCCTCTAATCCGATCCCCGGCTAATGTTTCGACTCGCGCAAATGGAATAAAGACCGATGAAAGATCTTCCTCGACCAACTGATCCTTCAGCAGCGGATCACGCGGGAGCACCAGCACCTGTTGTACATCCTCTTGACTCCATTCGCCATCGCCAAAAAACGGCGGCACGAGCATCCCCTGTCCAAAGGCGAGCAGGGCCAGTGCTTCAGGGTCGGCCTGTTCCGGCGTCGTCGGGGTTGCGACGTTGGAAGATGCGCTTTCGCCTATCGCATTTTCATCAATCACGCGGACATCGTATTGGGTATTCGGCATCAAGGTGCGCAGATATTTCGTGAGCGTCGTCCCCGTGCCATCACTCACCCGCGTCCATCCGCCCCCGACCAGCGTTTCCCGATATTCGAAATGCCGATCCGTGCGCACTGAGCCCCCATCACCGCCCGGCGTCACCACGACTGTGATGGCTTCCGGCGAATACGCGGAGGCGACAATGGCGGGAGCGTCGGGCACGGATATGGCAGGCGACTCAATGACCGTATTATCATTCCGCCCGATAAACGGCCCCCAATCGAGGATGCCCAACGTATCGGCATCGAGATTGTTAATGCCACCCCAGCGGAATGTTTTATAGGCAAACTCATTGTAGAGGTCGATGTTCAGCACCTCACCAATTTTCACGCCATCCGCATACAGTTCGAACCACCCATTGTTGGCGCTCACACTGTCGGCCCGATGGATGAGTAGATACAGCCAATCAATTTCGGCGGTCACCACATACGGCGTCATGTTGAGAATGGTCGGGGCATCATCACTGACGCCACAAGTGAGGCGCCGATTGCCGCTCACCTCTTCCAGATTGAACAGAATCCGCGTCCCGCCGGTGCCGGTCAGGCCTCGCACCAGCCCAAACGAATCCGCCGCGCCCATGGGCAGACTCAGCAAATTCCCACAATGGAACGCCAACCCGACATCGCTAATCGTCGCGGGATCAATGGCCGTGCCTAACATCAACTCGCCATACACCGGATTGGTGTTGTTGATCGTGATGCGCGTCCCAGGCTCATTATTGATGTTGGCGGTCGCGTGCTCCACCAGCGATTGCCCGGAGCCAATCGTGGTCGAGGTAAAACCTGAAGGAATCGAAAAATTAAAGAGTTCCGCCATTAGCGTGTCCGGGTTCCGAGGTTGTCCTGATCAATCCAATTCCAGTCCGGTTGTGTGCCATGCCCAACAAATGCCCGGCCATCCGGCAGTTGGTGGTACCAGAGCCGTTGGGTGAGAGTGCGGCCCGCAACCGCTTCCAATTCGGTGTTGAGCGAGTCGCTGTCCGTCACCCGCGCGTGCCGTGTACTAGTCAGCTCGATCGTCGTCTGATCGTCACGAATGCGCAACGTCCCACCTGAAAAATCTATCCCTCAATTCGCCATTACGGCACATCTCCATCCACAAACGCCCCGTGTGTCGTCAGCCCGCCCACTTTTAGCAGTGGCGCATGGGCCAACACCGTATCCGCACTATCAGTGATATAGGCATAGTTCGCGTCGGCTTTATATTTGAGCGCCTTATTGGTAAACAGCGTCACATACTCGTCGTCAAAGGTGGTCCCGTCACGGTCTTCAATGCGAATGAGGACCGGACTATCTGTATGTTGGGCGGCGGAGATGGTGATATCGAGCACCGGCGTCGTCCCGCGCCTGGCGGCCGAGAGCGTCACTTCTGTGGCCGATGTCCCAAACCAGGCCGTCACATCCCCCGCCGCATACACCGCACTCGGATCAGCGAGAATGGCCCCATCGAGTTTCAGCACCACGGGGTAGACGAACGCTTGCCCCACTTTCGGAATATTTTGTGACATTGACTGGTCTCCTCCTTCAAAAGCCAAAGCCCATGGAAAAGGCAGGCTGCCGCTGACGCTTGATCACACCGGATGCGGTAATTTGATACTCATACGCCCCCTGACTCCATCCCCCTGAT